AAAAAAAAGTTTGATATAAAGACCCTCAGAGGGGTGTAAAGGTACGTCCGTGTATGTTTATACCCCTATTTTTTTAGTAATAGCTCTCGTAGCTCTGGTCCTCGTGATTTAACTTGACCCCACCAACGGCTGTTTTCCATCTCTTTTGATGCGGTGTGCATATCTTTTTCTTCTATTGCTTTCCAAAACTTTAAAAATTTACTAAATCTATTCCAGCCCATGTTGAATTGCATAGACAAAATTACAATTTGTACATTGTCAGGTAACTCTCGCCAAAAAGGTTTATGCTTATCTAACTCTTGAGAATGTTTTTCCAAGTCACGAGCAAGAATAAAGTCTGCTGTTTCTTGGTCAATGCCTTCTTCCAAGTTATGTCCGTAACCGATTGTCCATACGCCTACTGTATCTTTGTACATATCAAGACGACAACCCTCATGTTTTTTTATTGTATCTACTAAATCCATTATCTATGCCTTTTAGTTTTCTTTGCTATGTTCTTTGGCTGTTTAGAAAATTGTTTACCTTTGCGAGTGTCTTCTCTTTTCTTACGAGATGTACGAGCATACTCAGAAGCTGATAGAGATGCGATAGCAGAGCTAGGTAAATATCTTTCGCCTGTTGCATTGGGTCCTTGAGTGCTGGGTTTGCCAGACTTGGTACGCCACTTTTGTTTACCCCAATCAAATAAACTTTTTTGTGGTGCTTTCATTATTTACCAACTTTACTTTGTGCTAGCTTATGAGCTTTACCAAATGACATTCCTGTTTTCATTTTACCAATCATCATATTCATATGTTTTTTACTATGATGTTTAGAATGTTTTTTTAAAGTTTCTTTTTGTCTATCAGTTAATCCCATTAAAGATTTCATGATGTATAACCCCCACCTTTAGCTTTGTATTCACGAGCTAACATCTGTGCTTTACGAGCAGACCACTGTCCAGCTTTGCCA